GGCGTGGCTGAGAAGTGCGGTGGTCAGTTCATTGGCTGTCGCTATGGCCTGATCGTATTAGAGGAAGGGCCGGTTAATACCGCGATTTATCATTTTCAGCGGCCGGACGACGGTTAACTGCAGGCAGCAAGGTTGGCAGTGACATAAAAAAGGGGCTGGCAGATGCCAACCCCTTGTTTGCTATTAACTTTTAGATGTCGCGTTAGCGATACCTTAGTTAAGACGCTTTTATTGAGCAATGTTGATTTTAGGCTATTTTTTGATTAAACAGTTAGTTATGTGTATCAACAGTGCATCCAAATGCTGTCAAAATCATTCTGTGTGGGCATAATGTGGACATCAACTTTACCAATTTAGTAACATGTCTTTATATAGAGAGTTTTGAGCATGTTGTAGCAATATATCATTAGTCTTGATAGCAAAATTATATTTATCTTGCACATAAGCTTTTTGCGGTTCAGATAACAACTCTAAATTAATTTTTTTAACTTGCTCGTTAAGTAAATACTTTTGCCAATTAAGAACCTCAATATAAGCCCTAGTAGAATCGTGAGATGGATCACTAGATCCCTTTATTAAACTAAAATTTAATGTTTCACTAACCTCCATCTTTTTAATATTCCCATCAGCTTGCTTGACAAAAATCGCCCCCTTCCCTTTATCATAATCCAAGCTATTCTCAATAATATAATCCGTGGAATACTTTTCACGAAATTCATTATCACCGTTATTTTCAACAAGTGAGTTTTTAAACATAGGTTGAAAAATACATACTGCACCATCCCATAATTTCTTATCGATAATAGGTTGAGTTATCTCCTCTTTTCCTGGTGAAGTATCGATAATAAATCTATCGCTATTGTTATCTAATTTTATCTCTTCAGCGTAAGGAAATCCTAAATTTTTTGACATCAGGAAAAGCGTTGAGATATTCATAAAATAGAAATCATTTATCCTGAGACAAAAAGCACTAGGCATCATAGCAAATGAGAAATTTTCACAGCCTATAAAATTAATTCCTTGTGGTTGATTATCAAAACGCTTAACCATCAAGATACGATCATAACACCCCATCCGGCTTGAAATCGCAAAATTTGGTTCAATTTCTGCAATGTTCTTGTCTAACTGGCGCAAACCCAACCATAAACCTATCCTTACTTTATCCATCCAATCGAGGAATACATCAAGCTGCTGTCTGTTTATCGGGCTATTATCAAAAATTTTATCATAAATACTCATTACCTCATTTTCTAAAGCAGAATAATCGCCATTGCATTTTTCACAAGCAGGAAATGTAAAATTATCGAAAGAATACACACGGCCTTTTTTTTCAACATTTTCAATATGAGGTTTGTTTATAATTGTATAATCACCATTATCATCTCTTTCGCAAATAGGCATGCCAAAAAAAGCCTGTCTTTTGGGATTGCCCGTTCTTTTAATCAACCATTTTGGAACGATATGCTCTCTACTTTTTTTTTCAGGCGTACGCCCACAAAAAACACAACTTGCCTTATTTACCATTATCAACTCCATGAAAACTGAATGTGGCGATAGGATTAAGAAGTGCGGCTTCTTCTAGATGATCCGGCGCAAAGTGAGCATAACGCATAGTTTCTCTAATGTTTGCGTGCCCTAGAATTCGCTGTAATACGATTATGTTACCGCCATTAATCATAAAATGACTGGCAAAGGTATGGCGTAATACGTGGGTCTTTTGACCTTCCGCCAATTCAATGTCTGTTAGTGCCAGCATTTTTTTGAATTCTTGATAACAAGGCTTTGAAAAAGTGCCCTGCAGTTGAGAAAGCTCATTGTAAAGCCACCGAGGTATAGGAACCGTTCGGTTGCGCCCCCCTTTCGTTTTTGTGAAGGTTAACTTGTAGGGTGAAAGCTGAGAACGGGTCAGACGTTCCGCCTCGCTCCAGCGTGCGCCAGTTGCCAAGCATATCTTTACTATTCGAGTAAGATGTGGCTTATTGTACTTATAACACGCCTTTAATAGCTGTTGAATCTGTACTTGTGTTAGCCACGACATTTCTTTTTCTTTTTCTTTGAAAATGCGCACGCCTTCGAGCGGGTTAGGTAGTTTCCATTCTCCTAATCGCTTTAGCTCGTTAAATACAGCCTCAAGATATTGCTGCTCCCTATTAACAGTGATAGGCTTCGCTTTCCATTTTTCACGGTCAGAATGATAGCCATTATCAATCTCACCTTTTAAACGTTGATCACGATAATGTGCCCAATCTTTTGAGGTTAGTTGCACAGCAAGAGGATCACCTAACCCTCGACAAACGATATCTAATTTCGCTTTGCGTGACTTATGAGCAGATAACGATTGTCCATGTAACCGATGCCAGAGATCTATTAATTCACTTAAGCGGCGACGATCATCTTTTTCTGCCAGCCATGGCTTTTTCTGTGTCTCGTCCCGGTAGTATTGCTCAAAAGCAACAGCTTCACCCTTTGTAGGAAATTTTTTTCTAACTCGGCGGCTATCTCTTCCATCTACTCGGAAATCGCATAACCACTCACCAGATGTTGTTTTTTTTATTGCCATAGTAAATCAGTCAACTTTGCTCAAAGTAACGTGTACCTGTCCTACACAATTAACCTCATCAACAGCACACTGAAAATCAGCACCTGAATTACTCACCTTAATTTTATTACCAGGTATTCTTGCTACATCATAGATGTCGTGATCACCATCGATACTTAACAACCATCGGCCATTAGAAATACTCGTAGAATCAAAATCTACTATCCAGGAATCCAGCCCCTTACATATATAGTTAGGGCTTGTTATCGCTTCTGTCAGAAGGGCTTTGTCTACTACCCATTTGTCATTTTCAATGAGATTTCCGGCTGAAATATCAAAGCGAGTAAGAGTCTGCATTCTGCCTTTGGAGCTATCCGTATCGTACTTGTTGCCTTTCCCTGTAGCTAGCCAACGAAGCGATACGCCTGTATCAAGGGCACAAGCTACAACCACATCACCAGGAAAATAATCTCGCCTTATCCATGTGCTGATCGTACCGGATGACAACTCATGCAAATCTCCAAGCTGCTTTTGCAAGGTGAAGCCATAAGCATCCAGCATACGTTGCAACACAGCCTTTCCGCCTTCTAACTCATCAAGTTTCATCTTAAAAATCCGAGTTAACGCAAAAATCCAATTTGACACCTCGCATTTTTGAGGTTAGATTTTGCTTGAAACTGAAAAATGCACGCCAATGCACGAAAACAACCTTAAGCGAGGATGATCACTTATGGCTACACAAATTGCAATCCCATCAGGGCCTGATCTGATGACCTATGATGAGTTCGCCGAAAGCTATGGATATAGCATTCGCACAGTAAAACAGATGGTTACTGATGGCGATCTTCTATTAATGCCGCGCAAAAAAGATGGTGGAGCGGCACGCATTAATATGGTTGCATTCAGGGCTCGCCTCTTAGCGCAGGGATTAAATTGCCGCTATGTGGCTGCGTAAAAACTTAATTATTTAAGTTGAGCAAAGGAATGACCATGTTTGATTTTAAGACTTCCACCCATAACCACTATGAAGACGCCTGCCGCAAGTTCGCACTTACGCACAACATGGCTGAGCTGGCGCAACGTGCAGGCATGAAAGTGCAAACTTTGCGTAACAAGCTCAACCCGGATCAGGTGCATCAGCTGACCGCTCCAGAAGTACTGTTACTTACCGACCTGACCGAAGATGCCACGCTGATGGATGGGTTGTTAGCGCAGCTGCAATGCCTGCCATGCGTGCCGGTTAATGAGCTGGCAAAAGAAAAGTTTCAGTCCTACGTGCTGAAAGCGACTGTTGAAGTCGGAAGCATGGCCGCTAGTGCCGCTAACCCGGAGAGGATAACTGCAACATGCCGCCGCAGTATTCTGGAGGCCGCAAACACCGGTATTCGCTGCATGATGCTGGCCGCGCTAACCGTGCAGGCACGCGTTCACTCAAACCCGACCTTAGCCTCAACCGTTGACGCTATCAGCGGGCTGGGTGCTTCGATTGGCATTAGCTGAGGGCGCACCATGATTTCATTTGCGGCACACCTCAAGCGCCAGAGTCCGTCAATGTCCTACGGCAATGGCTGGATTATGGGCGAGAACGGCAGGCGCTGGCATCCGGTATTAAGCCAGCAGGTACAGGCAAAAGAGAAAAGAGGTAAATCATGGCTATCGAGGGCGATTCAATGCTGGTCGAGCTTAGTGCCGGGCAGAGGGTTTCGGCACTGAATCACGTTGCCTTACTTCGCGCACAACTGATGGGCGGCAATTGTGAAAACGATATGGCCCGTTTTCTCTCTGAAATGCGCGATGTGACAGACAGTAATTACCGGGACAATAAGCGTGCGCTAAGCGCGATTCTTTTCCTGGCTAACATCGGTAAAGACAGGCACGACGCTGATTTTAGTGAACTGACTACTGATGAAAGAAAGGCGCTTATTTGTGCAATGAATCATTTAAAAGCAGTAGTGAGTTTATTTCCAAAGCGAATGGCCCTTTCTAACTAATTAATCCGAAGCAAATAAATGGCGTATACCCGCCGGGCATTCTTTTGCCCAAATTCAGGAGAAAGCAACATGCGAAATATTCAGACCCGTAATTTTAAAGCTGATGACGATGCGCTTAGCGCCATGCTGAATAAGGCCAAAACTGAGCAGCGTTCTGATGATGCGCTTTCAGTTTCTATCCGCCTGGCCGCACTGGCAATTCATGCCCGCCAAAAAGAAATGTCAGCAGTAGAAATTATCGAACTGCTGGACAAAGAGGCCGAGCGCTTTGAGAACCAGGCGCAGGAGCTTCATTGATGGTTGATTCAATAGACATGGCGCAGCAGCGCGCCGACGAACTGCTGGCGCGTAACATCGCCAGCGTGGTTAACCGCCCGGTCAGCGTGGCGGCTTCATTCTGCGAAGACTGCAATGCCCCAATCCCGGAGCAGCGCCGCCGCGCGGTACGTGGTGTAACTCGGTGTGTCAGCTGTCAGGACGTGGCCGAACTTCGCACCAAAGTATTAAAAGGCGGTGCGGTATGAGCGCGATTCTGAAGTGGGCGGGCAATAAGTCCCGGGTAATGCCGGAACTGCTGGCGCACCTGCCTGAAGATGATCGCCTGGTCGAACCCTTCGCCGGTTCCTGTGCCGTTATGATGAATACCGATTTCCGGGCCTATCTGGTTGCGGATATAAACCCTGACCTTATTAATCTCTACCGCCAGATAAAGGAGCACACCCGCCCGTTTATCGTTGTTGTGGCCAGC